GCATTATGACGTCGCTGTCAGTCCCCGTCGCTTGTCCAGTAGATGAGCCGTCGAACGACCACTCCCATTGCTCTGGCTGAGAAACCAATTTTTCAATGACCACATTTTCATGAACCACACGGTTTTTGCTGCGTAGTCCACCGTCCGCATCTATCCACACATATTCAAGAAGAATGGGCGGCATAAAATTCGAGAGAAAAACAATAAATGATATACAAATGTGTGCATTTATTCTTTTAAATATGTTCAAATGCTAATTGTTTTACTATTGCAGAAGCTGCACTAGGTCTTTCTTTCTCAATTTTTGCAGGTCTGCGTCATCGCCTCCTAGGCCGCGTTCTTTGGCGAGTTGGCGCAATGCAGGAACCGACATGTTGCCATAATTCAGATTCACCTTGGACGCATATGATGCGGATTTGTATCCGATTTTCACTTCAAACTTTTGTGGTTTTTCTTCGGATTCAGATGAAGTTGACTCGTCGTCGTCTTCATCATCGTCATCAGATTCCTGATTCAATGCAGCAGAATTGAGAGAAATTATTTTTTTGGTATTGGCGTCATCTGCATTGTTTTCTGTATGGTCTTCAATGTTTTCAATATCGATGTTTTCGATGGTCTCGATGCTGTCAATGTGTATCTGTTTTTTTTCGGAAGATGCTCTTTTCTCACACATCTCGTTGAACTCATTGTGATATGCTTCGGTTTGATGAATCTCATCACCCACTGACCACTTGTCGTCGGATGAACCAGACTCAGAACCCGATTCGGATTCAGTGTCAGACGTCTCGGATTCTGAATCAGTGGCTGACTCTTCATCCGAACTCACTTCAATGAGACTGTTCTGTGTAATCGTGATTTCCTTGTGCACTGATTCTGCATTCAGTTGTTGTTGTGATTGTTGTGATTGTTGTTGTTGTTGTTGTTGCAATGGATGTTGTTGATGCAACCCACGCGAAATGATTGCTTGCATGATGCGCGCTTGCTCCATTTGCGACTGCTCAATGAGCGAGAGCCGCTGCTTGAAATAATAAAACACACCGTAAGAAATGATTGCACATATCGCTAAACTAATAAACGCGGTCGTTGCAACTGAAAACGAAGACCCAGTCATATTAATGTTTGTATTAGTAATTGAAATATTATTTAATATGTCTTACAATCAAATAATAAATAAAATGTGGTTGAACGAACGCGTGGGTTTCAACGCCTATGCTTTTTGGACCGATGCTTCTTAGATCTGTGCTTCTTAGACCTGTGCTTCTTGGACCTATGCTTCTTGGACACCCCAGTTAAATTCATTTGTTTCAAATATTCTTCGAATGTGATTTCTGGTTTTTTCAACAATTCAATAGCTTTTTCAGTTGTTTTTTTTCCCTCAAGAATCGCTTCCCTTACATTACCTTCGATTGATTTATCACTTAATTGTTCTTCAATTTCTTTTAACACGTTGTGTTTATCTTCAAGCGACCGTTTTTTCTTGGACTCATCAATTTCATCTATGTATTCGGCTTCTTTATGTGGCATGTTGAATTCAGTTATGTTGATTTAACTATAAAAGTGCATAATATTTTATTTTTAATAAATTGGTCAAAGACTACTTAAAATTCCACGCGTGATTTCAACAATCGACGCAGGATACTGCAGGTCATACAGCACCTTGATTCCTCCTTTGATGGATGAAATTCCTGGACGCAATGTGTATAAGTATTTGAAATCGTAATTGCCGCGGTCAGCCACTTCCATGTGTAGATTTCTGATTTTATTGTTTTCAATTGTGTTTGCCTTGGTCGATTTATTTTCGATTTTCTCTCGTTTGTCCGATTCTGAAGAGGTGTTTTGTTGTTCAAACAGTTTGCAAAGTTGAATGTAGTGCGTGGTCAACATGAAGTCCACATTGTCCTGTTTTGTAAGATGCGTGATGTATCCATACGCACTGGCAATCGCTTCATATGGATTGGTGCCTGAATACAGTTCATCAAATATGCAGAAGTGTCTACCTGGTGTCAACTTGTCGAGAATCTCTTTGCATCGCCTGGACTCAGCCTGGAACAAGCTGTCACGCCCGGACGTGTCGGGAATGTTCAAGTAGCTGTGCAGCTGCTGGTAAGGGCGAATGCGCGTGCCCGTTTCATAGAATCCGTAGCCGAGCTGCTGTGAAAACATGATGTTCAGCATGGTCATCTTGAGAATGGTGGTTTTCCCTGATGCGTTTGGGCCCGTAATAACAAGGCGCTTGTCCAACGACACCGTGTTTTTTACCGGTGTTTCATTCTCACCGACCGCAGTTGCAACATAGTATCCGTTGATGATTTCACTATGGCTTTTGGATTTCTTTTTGGTTTTGTCTTTGGATTTCTTTTTACTGTCTTTGTCTTCCTTGTTTGCATCGTCTTCGACGGTTTCATCGCCGGTGATAAACTCGCATGCCGCAACCTTCTTATCTTGAACCAATGCACCAAAGTGCGTCATGTGCTCGGCAAACGCATTGAATCCAAAACTGTATTGCATGCAAGCTGAAATAGTCGCATCTGAAAACACCGCATAATACTGCTGCATGATGTAGCCGATTTGCAAACACTTCTTTGCGTTCAGCGCTGGGGGGTCAATTCGGTCCAACGCGACAACCATGTTCTCCAGATGCTCGCGGTTAGAATTCAAATCCGACACGAATTGTGCATATGTTGCGTTTCCCTGCGCATAAGCGGCAAATTTTCGCATGCGGGCGATGGTTTCATTGGCATAATTACGAATGGCAGCCAGGTCATCGTGCACAAGGAACATGTTGCGGTAAAACCGGTGGCATGAAACCACATTTTGATACATTTGCACAAAGTAGAAGACGACCGACACCAGGATGTAAATCCGCTTGTCCCAACTCACGGAGCTCATGTCAAAAATGAGTTTCCCAATGGCGTGTTGTGAAAGCATCATTTTTATAATGCCGAAATAAGTGGGGAGTGTGATAGGGACGCCCTGCAATTTGAGAAGGAAGAACGGCACGATGAGCATAATGACAGGCATCAAAAAAGAGAGAACGGGTGAAAAAAGGTTGTACATGCTGTAGCACTGCAAAAAAGTGGGCGAACGATTCAGCATGTCGAGGGGGGCGTAGTCGATGTAGTTGAATTTGTCGCGGAAGGACGCATCGGTTTTAATGCGGGTCCAAATGGCTTCTATTTTATCATGATCATAAGTGGTGGAGTCGTCATGTGCTTTTGAAATGGCAGCAATGAATCGCTGGGTGTCTTGCAAATGAGGAACGCTGGTCGTGATTTGTTTGGCCCACATGCCGAGATATCGTTTTGCAAATGCAGACTGTGGTTGAAAAATGTGAGCATACATTGGAATTTGTTCTGTATCTGCATAGTGGGTTGTGGTATTCACTTGTTTGGTGCATTCAATGAGTTCCAAATCGGACAACACGCTGTTGTCAATGGAATATAAATCATCCTTGGGCAAATATTCCATGGGAAGTTTGAATGACGTGGACAAATGTGATGTGGTTGCAGATGTGGTTGCAGATGTGGTTGCGGGTTGACATTCTTCATCTGGTGTCGATAGTTTTTGTGCTTGCAGTTTTGCTAAAAGGTGCTGTATCATTTGTTTTCTGCTGAATTGACTATAACAAATGATAGAAGATAATGCATTAAATTATACGAAATGAAAGGCATCAAATTTCAATAAGATTCGAGTAGTTGTGTCATGCTCTTTTGAAGCATGTAAAACGAGAGGCCGAACATGGCGCTCATGGCAATCAGTCCAGTAAGATTGGCATTTCCATCTGCGTTGAACAAGCCAGATGGCAAGTATCGAAACATGTATCGTTTTACTGCAGGCAATTGAAACGCAAAGTAGAGAATGGCAAGCATCAACGGCGACTGGATTTCTTCGTAAAATGATTCTAAAGCGTCGGCTCGGTTTGAACCACGCGTGTTTTGCTGCATGACACGCTCGAGAGTGGAGCTAGTTTCATGGTCTTGAATATAATCCACATGGCGCTGGGGTTGTGGAACATACGTGGGTTGCACTTGGGCATCTTGCATCATGACGCTTGTGTCGCGCGGAATGTCTCTTGACGGAAGCGCGGTCATGCCTGTCATGCTGGCTCGTTGCACGCCACTCACCAATTCATTCATAAGTTTTTGGTTGGGTTGTTGGTTGGGATTCAGCGGAGAAGCCGGTGCTAAATCAGGAACATTTGGCGAGTAAGACATTGCACCAGGTTCTGATTTCTGGATAACAACATTTTGAGTTTGTGAATTAGCATTTTGTCCGGATGCAGTGGGCAAGTCGTCAATGCTAGTGGTGTCGCTCATCTTTTATGTATTGTATAGATTCATGTTTTTTCAGTATAACGCAAAGCGCTCAACACGTTTCCTTAAATTAAAACAAAACAATTCATTCATTCATTATTTTCATTAAAAAAAATGAATTGTGCACGTATGCTGTTTATCGAGCGAAACGGTATTCGCATTGTGGTTTTGCAAGCCCCACACTCGCCTGCAAATGTCCCAGTCCATTTCTTTCGTGGCTTATGTTTGTTTCGTGATGAATGAAAGTGAATGCAGTCATGCTCCTATTTCAACTGAATGAAAACGGTGAAACAAATTACAACCTGCTGGGTCCATTTCCACTCTCTTTAACGTCATAGAGCCAGACCAAATTAATGTGAGGCACATGTGCGCCTCTTTGCAGCTTCTACAAAGCCGCTGATACCGGAGATAGGTTTCGATCCTATGACCTCGGAGTTATGAGCCCCGCGCGCTGCCCCTGCGCCACCCCGGTATTACATGCTCATGTTTATGGTCCCTCGAACTGTGACCACCAGTTTCTGTAAAGCTGGCAAATTGAATAGCATTAACAGCGAGATTCGAACTCGCGACCTTGGACCGACAGTCCATCTCTACCTCTGAGTTATGTCAATGCCAGCTGCGTTTAACGTCCAGCTTGACAGCCTGTTTCTGTAAAGCAGGCAAATTGAAATGGATACCGGAGATACGTTTCGATCGTATGTCCTTGTGGTTATGAGCCACACGCGCTGCCTCTGCGCCACCCCGGTGATAAGATGCTCCAGTGCCTTGATGCACCAATGCGATGTGTGATAGATACCGGCAACTCGTTTCGATCGAGTGACCTCGGAGTTATGAGCCCCGCGCGCTTCCTCTGCGCCATGCCGGTTAAA